ATTCTTGAGTTGTTCTATTTTATTTTTTTTTTCAAGGGCTTTTGCTTTTTTAAATGCTTTAAATTTCGTTATACCCAAGAGTCCTGCCCATTTCTCTTTTTCTTCTTCCCATCCTTCTTTAATCTGGTCTATCCCTGAACTAAGCCCTTCAGTAAATAATCCTCTAACATCACCGACCTTTCTTTGGCCCCAATTTTTATCAAAGATACTACCAAGCAGACTTGGTATTTTATCTCCCAGCCCTAAGTGATCCAGATTTCTTCCATATTTATCTACCAACCCGTGCGAAGTCATAAAAGCTTCTTTAGGTGTATTGACCCAATCAGTGCCTGACCAGACATCTCTATCAACCATTATTCCAGCATTAGGATCATATCCATAAATATCACTTAAACTACTTCCTGCACTTGCTCCGCCACCGCCTCCGCCGCCACTACGAGTAAACGCACCAGTGTAGGGTATTCCAAAACTTTCAGTGACTTGTTCTTCAGTAGTAGATGTGGGCAGTGTATAATCTAAACTGTATTGTTTTTGTGGAAGATACTCATATCCTGCTTGATAATTTGTAAGATCTTCACCTGTGTATGCCATTATCCTCGTCTCCCGTCGGGTTGTATGTCCAGTCTAAATGTTCCTAGTTTCCAGTCTTCTGCAGATGATGTGTTTGCTATCTTAAGCGCGATGGATCTGGCTCTTACGCGAGTGTCAACTTTATCACTGGCAGTCGTAATTGTAAAGCTCGTTGTAGTAGAACTATCGTTTGGAAAATTTCTAGTGATCAGGCTTACCTGCGTGTCTCCAGTTTGAGTAATAAAATCAGGTACAAATCTTCTTATCTTCATAATGTACTCTCCGTCTCCTCTAAGATCGGGGGTACCTATCATCTGTCCCTGGGCACTTCTCCTTTGGGTAATATCAAAATCACCTGAAAGAACATTTGAAGTTACTGCAGTGATAACTCCGCCTGTATCCACTTGATCGGTCCCTGTTTCCTGTTCATAGTAAATAGTAGTTCCGTCTGTGTTGCCGGTTACATCAAACGATGCATTATCGCTCGCGTCGTAGGCACAGGCATGGGGCTTATCAAACACGGCTGAATCAGCCCACGCAGTTCTACTCAAGGTACCGGTTGTCCAGATAGGCCGTTTAAACATTTTTGATTCTACATAATTATAAGTTACTACTCGATCCACTACGTCTGAGCCAGCGCTGCAATAGAACCATTGGATTTCTCCAAACAAGTTATTTAGTCCACAGTTAACCAGGTCTTTAGGTGTGGAATTTAAAGAGTCATAAACATAGTCTTCCACTAAACAAGGCATCGATCTTAATTGGCCATCGTACATAAAGAATCCATTCTCGGACATCCAGTAGGAAGTACCATCAACCTCAACGCATGCATTTTTTCCTAGAAGACCGCAGTTGGTTCCTGCCTGCTCAAAGGAGAAAGTAAACGGTTGGCCTACGAATCTCATTAAAAATAAAGAAGTATCGGTCCACACATAAATGGCGTCCCGACCTCTCTTCGCCCCCATAATTACTGAGCCAGCTGCTAGTCTTTGCGTACCTGCTGTATTATTGGCTGTAACGGAATAGGAATCAGTACCAGTAATCTCTTCTTGGTTGGACCATCGAATAAACATGTCGTCCTGGGTTGCTGCTGTTCCCACAGTTGTTTCCGTTCCAAAGAATACGAGGTGTCTGTCGGGTGTTGAAACTAGTACGTGACGAGATGCTGTTGGTGCATTAGCAATGATTGTAGCTCTTGTGCTGGTACCGCTAGTCGCGTCCCATTCAAAACATTTACCATTATAAATTAATGCAATTAATTTAGTTCCATAGTTGTCCAGAATCCATAGGCCTGGATCAATAGTAAAGTCTGCAGAAGAAGGGTCACCCCATGCGACGTAGTCTGTAATATTGGTGACAGTGGCGCCAGAACTATGAAGCGCTCTTGTTGTTCCGTTAACCGAACGCGATCCTCCGCTTAGAGTATTGGTTGCTGTGTCATTAGCAGTGAAACTAATGTCTTCTGTTCCAATTCTAATTTCACCTGTTGAAGGAAAAGCGGCCGAACTGGTTAGAACCACATCGGTGACTGCCGCATCATCAATAAGTGTTGTTGCTAGAGTAGTTGTTGCTGGACCTGCTGCAGTTCCAGACCATGTTCCTGTTCCCCAACCATAGCCCCCTAATTGTTGTGCGGGTCCTACTGAATAATAACACAAGGCCGAAGCTGAACCGCTGGCAGACAGAGGTGTCCCTGATTCTTGGGTATCCATTGTAATGGTAAAAGTGGTAGCAGTAGGTACAGACGCTACCATAAATTTTGTGTCTTCAAAACTACTATCAGTGAAAGTGGATCCTACTGCAGTGACTCCACTTACAGCATCAAACTTAACAATATCCCCATCATTTAAGCCAGTAGTTCCTGGCGATGTTACTGTGACAGTTGTTGAAGAACTTGTACTTGTAAAACTACAACCTGTTAATGTAGTTCTTATAGGGTGTATGTCGTAGTATATCCCCCCTGAATAAACGTATAGAATTCTGTTGGTTCCTAGAGCTGCATATTTAATACCAGCGTTATCATCCCAGTGATGAATTGCTCGTGTGGCTCCAGTTAGTTTATCGGCTCCCAGCTGTTGCCAACCCCCTATTTTTTCCGGGGTACCATATCTAAATCGGACGTTATCACCATCAAACCATTGCCCTTCAGCTCCAGTTTCTGTGACTTGTTTATTAAATCCTGGTACGAAATTTAGTTTTTGCAGCATATAAAAACCTGTTTATTATGACTTATAGCAGATATGAGAGGAATTCAATACGTTAAAAGCAGGAGACTTCTGTGGTGGAGTTGCCTCCTGCCAGATTATTTTATAAACTATTTTTTAGGAGGTGTAAAGCCTTTAGTCTCTAATTTAGCTTTATAAACAGGGATAGGAAAAATAACACTAATTAATGTTTCAATCATTTACCTTTTTTTACAGGGCCTTTAAACCAACCGGGAAGTCCCAAGAAGGGGCGACCATCGAACTTATTTTTCGCGGCGTCTTTCTTGTTAGCATCATTATAATGCAAGAAAACTTGTACACAATCTTTACCAGGAAAAGCTTCACGCCAATGCTCTAAATCACATCCAGAATAAATAAGCATGTCGCCTGCCTCTAGTTCTATTTTGATACCTGCTTGATCTATTTTTCCCGAAGGCTCTAAATAAAGAGGCCATGGATCCCCTCCTAAATTTAAAGTAGTAGATATCTCACAGGAGAATCTATCTTTATGTCGATGAAGAACATCCCCAGTCTTATAAATCCTGGCATAGGCATAAGTTTCATTTAGCTTATAGCCGGTTTCTTTTTCCATCATTGGTTTTAAATCTTCCAACAATGTTTCCATTGCTATATCTCCATAATGAGAATAGGTATTGGGAACTTGATCATCGTTCCATATTCCCCAATACTCTGTAAAGGGGGACATATATTCTTGATCAAATAAAAAGCGGGCCGCTCGTCTTCGCTTTAAAAAATAAGAACAGATAAACGAGGATAGTTCTTTGGATATTACTCCTCTTAATACTTTGTATTTAGTTTTTTGGAACGACATTTTTTCCTTTCTTTAATTTATGATCTATTAAAGTTTCAACAAAATCTGGACTACGTTTTCTAGGGTGTTGCCCTAGAGTTGCATGAATATGCGCAGCCCGAACGGGGTCTATGTCTTTTAGTTTAATAATATTAATTACTTTATTTTTTTTGGACATTTAATACTCCTTTAGGTATGGCCTGACAGTTCCAATGAATGAATCTAAAAGGCTCATAGCCCATATCTACCACATACAGATGCGGCATGTATGAAGGAAAGAAAATCATCCTTCCAGGTTTTACTTCATAATTAACTTGAGAACTGGCATAAGTTATTTTAGACATATCTTTTTGAGGTAAAAGATTCATCAGGTTTCCTGCTCTTGGGTCGTCAAATACTGGTCTTGATGTTTTTTCACTAGCTTTTAAAAAATAAAAACCAGACATATGACCATTCCAATGGGTATGTAGGGTATGATGTCCACCACCCTTTTTAGCAAATTCCTGCACCCACATTTCTGTGATAAATAATTGATGATTGTCCAT